CATTCCCTTCAGTGATTCCGGGACTTCGCCCGCTTCATGCGGCTTGCGCCCCGTTACGGCATTGTTAGCCATGCCACCATCTCCTATTTAGGCCCTTAGGCGTTCTTTGTCTTCGAGCATTGCCTTCAATTCAAGCGCGCCCTGTGCCACCAGTTGCTGGATTAGCGCGGCCTTGGAGCACTTCAGTTTCTTCGCCAGAGCGTTGACGTTCTTGTCGCCCATCAGCTCCACCCCCATCTCGACTAATTCTCGCCCCAACACAGCCGGCTGAAGGCCGAGCGATGCCGCGACCTGACATAGCCGCTCGTCGTGGTACGGATCAAAGCGCAGCGTTCTTTCTCTCAGCTTGCGGTGTTTCGGGTTGTCGTACATGGTTAGGTCCTCGGTTGTCTATGCGGCCTTTCGCGCTTTGCGTGCGGCCTTCTTGGTTTCTTTTGCCGCCTCATCTGCGCGGCGCGCTGCTTCTGCATCCATGGCCAGGCGCACATGACCCTGGCGCGGCCCTGGGACTACGTCGCCCCACTGGCTGACCGCCGCCTCGCTGATCCCCAGCGCGATTGCCGTCTGCTTCTGGTTGCCGAAAAAGGCGATTACGTCTGCTTTGTTCATCTCAACTGCTCCTTAGGTATAGTCGGCATTGTGCGTTAGTAAATTTATTTTTGCAAAGGGTTGACGAAAGATTTCAGCTTAAGTAGATTTAGACCCATCGAAGTGCAGGATCTTAAGAGAACCTGCAAATAACGGAGCAAGACGACATGACCATCCAGATTCCAGAACTACCGAACCATTGCAACAGCTGGATTGTTATCGAGAAGGCGACGGGTAAAGCGGTTTGCGAGACTTTGAATCGTGAGTATCTGAAATGCTTCGATCCAGAGAAGGCTGAGATTAGAACTGCTGCTGATCACTTGGCTAGCTTGAACAAGCGCTAGCCAACCCCGCCACCTAAAGCCCCTTAATTGGGGCTTTGCCAGTACCACAGGAAGCAACTCACCCAAGGAGTCACCGCAATGAAGCTGCACATCACCAAGATCATTTTCCTGCACGCCCTCGGCAGCCTGTACGAAATTGCCATCGGCCAGAGCTTCACTCAGCGCGTGTTATTGCCAAAGCTGCTCGGCAAGCCACGCAAACCCAGTGAGGCAGAAGCCCATCTGCTGAACGAGCAGGCCGCCCGGTCCATCTGAGCCAAGGAGTCGCCACCATGCTTGCCAATTTACTTTCGCTATCACTGCTGGCGCTGATCATCATCGCCGCCATTGTTGGTACCGGCATGCTGGTCTGGTACTTCAGCGCCGATGAGCTTGATTCCGCGCAACTGAAGCGCGACAACAAGGGTCGGCGCCGCAGCGATCAATAACTCATATTTACTGATGTCGCTTCATCTAGTCGGCATTGAAAGTCAACGGAGGAAAGACGATGGAAACTACAGTGTTCAAGGCAGACAAGGTATCCGTAGAAACGGACTATCGCGGGATGACCGTTACAGTTGAAGGAGATCCGAAAAAGATCGTGGAGGATATGTCTCTGGATGATCGTCTTCACGATCTTGAAGTGCGCGACGTAATTGATTTCCTTGGATCGACTGAGGTGTTACAGGCGATGACCGAGGAAGATTTGAGCGACTGGATGTCCGGCGCCGAAACAGATCCATCCGACATGCTTAACGCTATTGGGGAGGAGGCTGTTCTTGAGTGGCTCAACAGCGGCGATATAGCTGAATGAACAGTATCTATATCGGTGACCGCCAACTTGACCCAGACGCCGAACACGAATGCCCGTACTGCTTCGGGATCTTCGGCTCTACCAGCAAGCTAATGCGGCACGTAGCGGCCTGCCCAAAGAACGACGACGCGGAACCGGAGGACGAATGAACAGGCACGATCAGGCGATAGACATCATCGAATCGCGATTCTCGGCGCTGGTCGCGTCCAGCTCGGGAATGCTGCACGGCGAAACATCCATGGCCATCGAAATGGCCTACACGCTCGGGGCGATCGATATCCATCTGCACCGGCACTACGTGGAACGGCTCAGAAAGATCATTGAGCGCGAGCAAATCGAATTGATGCGGAAAATGGGGGTGAAGGCATGAAACTGATTGATATTTTGGCTCGGGAATTGAAGGTTTGGCCGCAGGGCGTTGATGCTGTCGAGCAATCTGATCTTGATTGTTCACTGTTTGAGTATGGTCGCGGAATTATCGGCGGCGTAAAAACTCACGCAGAAGATAGCCGTACCGCGAAAGTCACCCGTGCCCAATGGCAAGCCGCAGTCGATGCGCTGAAGGTTGAATCTGCTCCGGCATGGGTTGGGGTTGGCCTGCCGCCAGCGGGTACGGTGTGCATCATCACGCCGCACAACACCCTGTGGGGCTTCAGCAGTGTCGGAGACTACCAGTGCATGGTGCTTGCCTACCACGATGACTTTGTGTGGGTTGAGCTTGTGGGTGTACTAGGAGTTCCGGTCGCGACTAGAACTGACAAGGTTGACTTCAATCTACTCCGCACGCCAGAGCAGGTCATAGCAGATCGTGAGCGCGAAGAGCGGATCAAGTCCGCGCAGGTGTGGCTGGAAGGGATCGCTCAAACGTATGGCGCTGACACCGCCGACAAGTGCGAAGACATCTTGATGGAATTCGAGAATCGCAAGCAGGAGGCCGGCAAGTGACTACTCCAATCGTTAAATCGCTCATCGACGAGCAAGTGGAAAGCCTGTCGGCGGCCTTCAATCTGCCGCGTGAAACTCGGGTGTGCGATCTGCCTCATCCGATTAAAGGTGCCTGGCAGACGCCGACAAGCGATTCAGATGCATTCATGCATGGAGACTTCGGCTATAACCTTCGCGGCCGGCTGGTGATGCTGTGAGCTTCTACGAGGACAACGTGGCGGATGGCAGTCACTGCATGATCTGCCTCGGGCTCATTGGCGATGACGTGGGTTATCCGCGCTGCTGCCGAAACTGCGGCGGGGAAGGCAGCGAGCCAAACCCCGAGGGACACAAGAAGCGCCAGAAGGCCGAAGCCATGCTGCGCTTTGATGGATGGCTGTCTCGTACCGGGATCGCCCACAAGAAGCACAACAACGGCTTCCATGTCGTTCTGACGCTTCCGGACGGCCGAATGATCGACTGCTGGCCAAGCACGAAGAAATGGCAATTGCGAGGCGAGCGCATCAGTCGTAACGGGAAGGCGCTGCACGACCTGGTAATGCAAAGCCTGAGGCCTTGGCCTTGGCCATGACCAGCTACCAGCGAGCCAAGCGCTACGCCTACTGGCGAGGATCGGCAATCACGCTGATCGCCTGTTCGGGATTCATGCTCGTCAGCGCACTGGCTGGCTACATACTGGATGAACGAACAGGTTGAGGAAGTTAAGTTTTAGCGTATTATCCAACTCGCCAAGGCCGTGGAACGCCAAAGCAAATTATCAGGATCGACGGCTATCAAAGCGTTTTGGAGTTGCCCGTTCTGTGTCTGACCGACAAGCCGTCGATCCAGGTTATTCACAGAGTTCCACCGGGCAACCCCAAAGCGCTTTTTCGTGGGAGAAGGGAAATGTCTGAAGTAAAAGAACTGGTCGCGTTGCCAGCCAAAGAAACGGCTCTGTCAGTGTTCACTGCAAAGGACGGCCTTGAGCCGTGGCTTCAACAGATTCGGGCGAAGGTTGACGAGTTCAACTCCACTCTGCCAGAGCTAACCACGCTGAAAGGACGGAAGCTCTACGCGTCGATGGCGTACCAGATCGCTCAGACGAAAAACGCACTGGAAGAAGTCGGCAAGAAGCTGTCCGCCGAGCAGAAGGAAGTCCCGAAGCTGATCGATGCCGAGCGCAAGCGTGTATGGGACAAGCTGGAGCTGTGGCAGAAGGAAGTCCGCAAGCCGCTGGATGACTGGCAGGCGGCCGAAGACAAGCGCGTTCAGGACCACAACGACGGCATTCAGCGTGTCAAGGATCTGGCGCTGTTCGCAGAGACGCCAACGGCCGCGTTCGTGGCCAATGTCATCGAAGACCTGGATCTGGTTGAACTCGACGACAGCTGGCAGGAATTCTTGCCGGAGGCAGCCCAAGCCAAAGACAGGTCGCTGGCAACTCTCAGGGCGCTGCTCGTTACCCGTCAGAAATACGAAGCCGAGCAGGCCGAACTGGAAAAGCTGCGCGAAGAGAAGGAAGCCCGCGACAAGAAGGACAACGAGGACCGTATTGCCCGTGAAGCCGCCGAGAAGGCTGCCCGCGAAGCTGAAGAAAAGGCGAAGCGTGAACGTGAAGCGCAAGAGCAGAAAGCCCGTGACGAACAAGCCGCCGCCGAGAAGCGCGAACTTGAACTGAAGTTGCAGGCCGAACAGGCCGAGCGCAAGGCTGCACAAGCAAACATCGACCGGCTTGCCGCCGAAGAGCGCGCTGAAGACGAACGGAATCAAGCAACGATCCGCCAGCATCAAGCCGCAGAACAGGCGCGCCTTGATGAGCAGGCCCGCCAACAGGCAGCCGCCGACGAAATCATCCGCCAGCAGAAAGCCCGACAAGCCGACGTAGCGCACAAGTCCAAGATTCTTGGCGCCGCGAAGGAAGCAATCATGTCGATGAACGTCTCCGAGGAACTGGCCAAGGCCATCGTCCTGAAGATCGCTCGCGGCGAAGTGCCGAACACCACCATAAACTTCTGAGGAATCACGCATGACCGGACAAATCATCGTCCCCGAGCAGCGCCGACAGGTAGCCGCGCCGGCCGTACAGCAAGACACCAGCATCATGGCCGTTATCAGCCGAGCTGCTGCCGACCCTTCCTGTGACATCGACAAGATGGAGCGCCTTTTGCAGATGCACGAACGCATGCAGGCCAAGGACGCCGAGCAAGCGTTTAACGCCGGGATGGCGCAGATGCAGTGCGATATCCCGACCGTCTTCGAGGGGGCGATCAATCTGCACACGGGAAACTCCTACGCCACCCTGGACGACATCACTCGGACCATCAAGCCGATCATGCAACAGCACGGCTTCGCGATCACCTTCAAGGTTGAAAACGCCGAGAAGGCTATCGAGGTGACGGGGATCTTGATGCACCGGGGCGGACATCGCGAGCAGACAACCATGCGCCTGCCACTGGATGTCGGAAAAGGTCGAAACGACGTTCAGTCGGTCGGCTCGTCCACCACCTACGGCAAGCGTTACGTTATGTGCGCCCTGCTGAACATCACCACCAGCGATGCTCAGGACGATGACGCGCAGACGGCGGACGGATCGGACAGAGCAGAAGATCGCGCTCAAGTGGTTAGCGGCATCATCGCCCAGGTCGAAGGCGCGACAACGTCCGACGAACTGAAGGACATCTGGCAGTCCGCCGTAAAGGCGCTCAAAGAGGATGGCGACGTTGCTGGCTATGACTCGGTAAAGGTTGCCGTGACCAAGCAGAAGGCAAAACTGGAGACTCCGCAATGATCGTCGTCAATTGCACGCAGGGTTCTGACATCTGGCTGCAAGAGCGCGCTGGGTGCATCACGGCCAGTATGTTCACCACCGCGCGGTCCAAGGTGAATGGGTTGAATGCCCAGCAGAAAAAGTATGTTGACGCCATGCTCGCCGGCAAGAGCGAGACGAAAGCCATGGAGTTGGCCGGCTACAAGGCTGGCCCAAAGGCCGAGGTCGTGCAGCGCGCCCTGGACGGCGAGTCAGTCGGCGAGCCTTCATCAGCGGCGCTCGACTACGCATTTCAGTTGGCGGTTGAGCGTATCGGCGGGAAGCCGCTCGATAACGGGTTCGAAACCTGGCAGATGCGCCGAGGCCACGAACTTGAGCCTGAGGCGCGCATGGAGCACGAAATCCAAACCGGCCTGATCGTTACACAGGTCGGCCTGATAAAGACTGATGACGGCGCCTTCGGGGCCAGCGCGGACGGGTTTATCGGTGCTGATGGCGGGTCTGAATACAAATGCTTCCTTGCCCCTGAAAAGCTTCGAGCCTTTCATATCGACAATGATGCCAGCGGAGTGATCGACCAGGTGCAGGGGTGCATGTGGATCGCGGAGCGCAAGTGGTGGCATATCGGGATGTACTGCCCCCTCCTGAAGCCAGTAGGTCGCCAGCTCTGGCTGCAAGAGTTCAAGCGCGATGACGACTACATCGAAAAGCTGGAGGAAGACTTGTGGCAATTCAAGCTGCTGGTTGACCAATACGAAACCAAGCTCAGAGCGAAGACGGCATGATCGATAATCAGATCCTAATTAGCACCCACCGGCAGGCTCGACTTCAGGCAGCTCAAGAAGCCTTCTTCAAGTCAGGCGGAAAGGTCGAAGAAGTGGCTGGCTTCGAATTCAAGCCGAAGCCGCCGCGCAAGCATCCAGAGCCAGGCGAGAAGAAACCCAAGGGCATCCATCAGCGCGGGGCTCGACTGGAGCGCAGCAAGCAACGCTCAGCACTCATCGCGGAGATGGCCAAGACCATGACCTGTCGCGAGGTGTCTGCAGCCGTAGGCATGGCGCAGACGACGCTATGGACCATGGCGCGGCGCGAAGAATTCAAGTTCCTCCCCGACACCATGGGCAAGCCCAATGCGCGATCCGATGATGCCAAGCTGATCGAGCGCATCACCGCCCTGCGCGATGTAGGGCTGACGCGCCACCAGGTGGAAAAGCAGATGGGTATAGGCAGCGGGACGCTGCGTCGGATCATCGACGACTACGAAATCGACTTTCCTAAGTTCAGGAATCGCACGAAATAAGCGGTCTGAAGAAATCCATAAATCTTTCCTTGCGCGACAAACATTGTTTGTCTATAGTTCGCACATGCCAGCCATGCCGGCGCGGGCGAACGGGGTTATAGATATGAGCGAGCCAGGTTATTGCGAAGGTGACACGTGCAGCCGGGAAGGCTGCGAAGGGAAAATACAGATGCGCAAGGCGGAAAACTGCAGCTGCCATATCAACCCGCCGTGCTCTGCCTGCACTGCGCCGCGCAACTACTGCGACACCTGCGAATGGGATGAGGAAGACGAGGAAATCCCAGCGCCAGCCCCATACACGGGCAAGCCATGGAAGCCGGAAGAGCCGAGGCCGCTTGATC